AAGCTGCTTCATTCCCATTAGCAATGACAGGGATTGCTGCTGGTCTCGCAATATTCAGCACTGGTTCAACTGTAGCAGGATTATCAGATGCCCTCGTGAACTTCTCCGGGGGTTCTGAGTGGGCCACAAACATAAAAAATAATGTTGTTACCTTGCTTGGAATTAAAGATGAGCTTGGTGATAATGTATCAATGCTTTATGATTCAGGGGCGTTTGGTCTTGCCATGTCTGGTATTGGTCTTGGCCTAGCGGCATTCGGCACCGGTGCTATATTATCCGGCGGCACGGATATGCTTGCAGACTGGTTCTCAACTGGAAATAACTGGGCGCAACAGGTTGTTGATAATGTGACTACTCTTCTAGGAATTGTAAATCTTCCTGGAGTTGGTGCTGATACTGCAAAGTTTGCAGCGACGATGACAGGAATTGGTGCAGGGTTGATTGCTTTTTCTGCGGGTGCTGGCGCGGCAAGTGTAAGTGATGCTATTGCAGACTGGATCACTGAAGGTGAAGGAAGACAGAGTTGGTCTCAGCAAGTAAAAGATAACGTCACTACTCTACTTTCGATTGTAGACGATGCTGATGAAGGTAAAGCAACATCCTTTGTTGCAGCGATGGGGCAAATTTCAGCTGGATTAGTTGCATTCTCTGCTTCAAACTTTGTTGGTGCTCTTGCTAGTGCTGGACAAGAAATTATTAAATTCTTTACCGGTGCTGAGTCTCCATTTGAACAAATCAAAATGGTGGCGGATCAGGCTGAAGAACTTGAAAAGGGCGCTGCTGCTGTTGATAGCTTAACTGGATCTATAGAAAAGCTAGGGCAATTGCAATTTGATGGTTCAAGTATTAATATGAGAGAGTTTGCAGAAGACCTTGCAGCTTCGGTTCCTGTAATTGAAAAGGCAATTATGGGTGGAATTATCGAAAAATTTGGACCATTTAATGATATAGAATTTAAAGGGTTAGCAAGTCCAGATATTAATTATGATGATGCTATCAGTAATATCACGGCTTTACGATCAGCTCTAGGAGTTACGGCCGTGCCAACTAGTGCAATAGGGAATGGCATCTTAAGTGAAGCTCCTCCAGCATCTCAACCAGTCATTATTCCTGTGCCAGTTCCACAAGCTGCTCCCGCTTCTGCTGGAAGTGGAAACGGCGGTGGAGCATATCTACTCCCCGCCGCACCGACAATGGACGTTATGGATCCAGTGTCTCAGTATTTTAATAGCAATTAATCTTCATTTGCTAAACGAGCAAAGTAGCTCATGGTATCCTCTTCATCAGATGTAGAGGCTGTATCCATTGTAGCTTCAGCAGTAGCCATAGGAGCTGGCTGTGCTGTACGCTCAGGAAACTCAGGGATCTCATCGTCCAGTACGATTTCTTCCTTGACAGTACGAGGTGCTTGTTCACCTAGAACTTGAGCCAACTTAGTTTTAAGTTCGTCATATGTCTTATAGTTCTTCGGGTCTGAGAACTCAGATAGATCGTATGCTTTGTTGTATACTGTTTCTAGCTTTTCCTCATCACCATCAAACAAAGGACTTGGTCCACGGAACTCTGACTTATCATAGTTACGGTAACCTTCGACCTGACGGATCTTCAGTACAAAGTCTGCACCTTCCCAAAAGTTGAATGGATCCACTGGCTTTTCATCAGGAAACTCGGGCTGTAGCTGATCCATGATTTTATCAAAGATCTTCTTACCGAACTGATACATGAATACTTTACCTTCATTCTCTGGAGCTGAAGGATCAGACACAACCAAGACATTTGCTACATAATGTAGACGACGCTTACGTTGACGAACTGTTTCCTTATCAGACTCGATACCAGAGTTCCAAAGGCGAGTATTCATTTCAGATACTGGATCCTGTTGACCAATAGATGTCAATGAACGTTCGATGTACCACTGACCTGTTGGTCCTTTGAAACCATGATCCCAATAGCGAACCCAAGGTAGTTCATTGCCTTCAGTAGCTGGAAGGAACCGTAGGATAGCATAGCCGTTACCAGCCTTATCCACTGTTGGTTTCCAAATACGGTCATCCCCGTATTTCTTTTTCTGTTGTTCTCCACCTGCAGATTGTGCTGCTGCGACCAGTTTCGAAAAGTCGGTACGTGTACGTTTTAGATTTGCAAAAGACATATTTTTCTCCGTATATTTGTATTTGCTGAATTATCCACATTATTCATGATATGATTATTATATATTAGTTTACTCAATAGGTAAACTGTTTTGCCGTGGTAAAAAGTTTAATCTCATTGCCTCGGCTTCAATTTTATTCTTGATGATTGGTGAAATAAACTTTTTCACTTCCTCAAGTTCTACCTCATTCTTTTCGCAGAGGTAGATGACTGCGTCCATATAAGATGACTTATGACTTTGGACTGTAGTTTCAATTAGTTTTGCGAAGTCGCTTTTTGTTAGAAACGTTTTTTCTTGCTGCATTATCCTCATTTTCCATTTCTTGAGTGTACTCTTCGCCGAGGTCTGGATAAAAGACTCCGACTGTTCTTTTAGGCGTACCATCTGGGTAGTATGCCATTGCTACACTACGATGACGAATTTTGTTTTGCTTCTCTTCACCATAACGAAAGTCACGATATACACCGTCACCTAGGTATCTTTGTAAGTTAAAGACATAGGCTTCAGTATCGTAATAAGCTTGGCGCTCGTTCTTATCCTTACTGTCCTTGAAACCTTTCATGGACTTAAGAACATCTTTCTGGTATTTCAACCAGTCCTTTACGTTATTAGGGTTGAGAGGGTGTTCAGCTGGTAAGTCGCGAATAGACTCGTCAATAGACAAGTTTTTAGCGGGACCACGTGCTTCACGAGCTTTTTTCATACGCTCAACAAGAACAGCTTTTTGTTCTTCGGTAAGCTTACGTTTTTTACGTGGCTTCTTCACCTTGACTTCTCCGGTAACAGTACCTTTGATTTCTTTTCTGAACTGATCACGCTTTGACATAGTATAAACTCCTTCAGTATACAAGTATATTCTACCACAAGTAGAAGTAAATGTACACCATTAATTTAAATTAATTTTAAGAATTTTCGTCTTCAAGAGGAATGAGTTCAATCTCACCATCACGCATCTGATACCGAACGAACCCTCCATCTACTAGAAAGTGAATAGTGTTTTCAATGGTATCGTTCTTGTCACCTTCGCCGTAGTGCTTTCCAATCATGAAAGCGCAACCAGCGGCAGCAGCGAACAGAACCCACATAACAGTCTGTACTGAGATTAAAATCATGCATTCCTCCTGTATAGCGTATTACTATTTATTATGAAAACGAGATAACACTGTCAACTCGAAAGGAACGCCATTCATTTTTATTTACATCAATTACGCGAATTGCTTCTTGTGAAAAGCCTTTGCTTTCCTTTGCGGTGTTGTTATCACTTGACCACTCAGGGATAGCGTCTTCACGAAGAGTGCATAACATATCACGCTCTTCACCATTCGTTTTCTTAAAAATTACACGACAGTCACGCTGACGTAGTTCATTAATCATTTCATCACGATTCATTAATAGATCCTCCGTATCATAAAAAATTCCAGTCATCCCTGTACCATTAACCTTTCACATAAATTATTCATAATCTTTTTCAGTGTTTCAACTTCATGGTTGAGCTTACCGATTTTTTCGTTAAGCTCATGGATTTTCATTTCTAATTGATTAGTCCCAGTCATTATCAAACCTCGTTGTTTCGTACATTGTTTCGCCATAGTATTCTTTGGCGTATTTAGAAGCATCAGTCCATTGATACATGTTTTCCCCTTCAGCAGGGATTTGCATGAAGTCACGTTTGACCTTTTTAGCCTGCTTCATTACCTTAGTAGATTGAGAACGAACTTTAGCCATACGCTTTTTGCGAGCATCTTCATGTTTCTTTTGCTCAGCAATTTTTTTGATTAGAGCGATACGATCATCATAGTTAGTTGCAACAGTCATGTTAGTCTCCTTTATCATCTACAACTAGTCTACCACAGTTTAAACCAATTGT